CATTGCCACCAACTAATGCAGCAATCCACCATGACGTCTTCCCAGTGACAGCCATATAGTGCTGACACTGAATGTAATAGGCATCGGGGACGCTGTCCCCTTGCCATTCATCCACTTTAAATGCGGAGGCTGTTTTGCACTCCAGCCCCGCATCAATTCCTACAATTTCCCGATCAATATTCGCCAATAAAAACGGATATTCAACGGATTGTAGTGTGAAATTATTATTTCTGACACTATACCCGGTACGAATAGCGAATTCGTCTGCAACAATGCTTTCAAGCTTCGTACCCCAATATGTAAATCGGTTTCCATCTTTCTCGGCTGGCTTTGTCCGACCAGTTTTATCCATCCACACATCAAGTGCGGATCTATATTTACTTAGACCTAAAATAGCGGCCATATCTGAGCCACCTATACCACTCTTACGAAACTCTAACCATTCCTCACGAGTGGCTTTATTAGCATCAAACACTTTTTTGTAAGCCATATAATTAAGCTCCCTTCTGCTTTTCAAACAATTTAACATCAATATCCGAAGTATTAGGTGCAATTCTATGGCGATATGCCCATGAAAGAACCTTATTATTGATAGTTTTGTTAGTATGCACTGACTTATTAGCATATAATTTTGCTTGTACTAGCAATGCCCCATTGCCTTTCAGGGGTTTTAATTCCAAGCAAGCTACAAATTTATTGGCTTTCTTAACACCCACAATAATACATTGCCCCTGCTGAATCTTATTCGTGTAAGATCTAACGCAGTTTTTAAGCGCAACACCAATGTTCACTAAATCTGCCCCCGTTTCAGGGATAACGAATTCTAATCCGTTTGACTTTTCAGCTAATCCATCGGCCTTTAGTAACTCCACATATTCAAAACGTTGTTTATTTAGAATATTAACCAGCTCATCATGTACATCCCTTAATTTGGGATGTGTTTCCCAGAATGATGCTTTGTTTTCAGCGTCTAACTGTGAATACATAGTTATAATGTCCCATTCAAAATGGTTGCTTAAAAACGGAATAAGCTGATTTTTATATTCCTGCCTAAACCGTTTTAAAAATACTAACGCTTGGGCATCATCAAATATTCTGAGTAAGATATGTTGCTTTCGGCTGAGTACATCTAACAATAATCGCTGCTCATTTATATCATCACTCAACATGACAATCCCTTTAAAAGCTGTGATTGAACCCGGATTTTTATGTAACCAGCGACGCATAAACGGCTTTAAATCTGTTATATTATGTCCCCTGATTAAAGCATCATAGAACGAATGATAACGACGTCCTAAATTAATAACATCAGAGTTAATGGCTTTATTGCCTGCTCTGCTCCATTCCCAAAGTTGAAAGGACAATGGTTTTGTTAATGCAGGGCCATCAGGGAATGCCATTCGCCACGCCATATTGAAAATCATTCCAGCACCATATCCATGTTCATTAGATACTCCCGTTGCTTGATAAACATCCTTAACCCGATAACCGGTAATAGCTGACATTCGTTTTTCAAACTCTAAACGAAGCACCTTAAATAACATTCTAAATTGGGTGGCATAGTTAATTGCTGCAGATCTAGTTCTACATTGATGCAACATGCCAACATATCCATATAGATTATTTGTAGTGCTTAAAATATGCTCTAAATCATAAATACTGACTTTCTTTTCACCTCTTACATCGTCAATAAAAAGAACCCTCAAATTTTTAAAATCAAAGCGGATTGTTTGATAAAAACGCTTAGGCTGTTTGATGAGCTGGTCACCCATCAATACAACCTGATGTCCTTGCATTTGAAGGTCAACCCAATCTTTACAAGAAACAATAGAGAATCTAATATCAATAGGAATCGCATCAGATTCATTAATAATAAGCCCAACATGTTCACGAGAAGGATTAGAACGATGTCCACAGAAAGGACATACATAATAGTGTGCTCGTGTACAGTACCCATTGCCCGGATGGTAATATTCAGGCCATGTAGCAGAAAATGAGGCATCACAATCAGCATGATAGATTACGGTTTTAGGTGCTTGCCATCCCTGATAGCGAACTACACTATCATGTAATTTTGGAATTTCAAACGAATACAATATTTCCATAGCATTAACCAAATAATTCGTTAATATCAATATCAGTGTTTACTTCTGCTTTAGCTGGCTCAGGCTCAGGTGCTGGTGTAGGATCCTTAGGCGTATTATTCGCCTTTTCTTTCAACTCTGCAGCTCGCTTCTTTCCACTGGCCTGCTTATCATTAGCTGCAGCCTTTTTATCGGCTTCACTAACAATATCAATGGCCTTAATAATAGATTGCGATGCTTTAATAACCGCATTATTGTAATCTAGGGCCTCTTGGAACTCATTAGCATCCTCAGGCGATAATTGCATCGCCCGTTCCAATGTTTTATTATCAGCCTTTAATATTTCCACAACTCGTGTGTAATTGCTCTTATTGTTCATGTATATGCTCCTTCTTAAACAACAATTAACCAATCAATGTAATTAGTTCAGCCGCTAATTCTTTTGTTAAATTATCAACTGTAATTTTATTGCCCGGTACTTTATGTTTGCCCATTAATGCCATATATGGTGTCAATCGATTTGCTTGGTCAGCCAATAACCATTCTTTTGCCTTATCAATTAGGGCCTGTTTCTTTGCAGCTTTATCATCATCGGTTGCATCTTGAACGGGTTCCTTAGTTTCTACCTGTTCTTGCTCCACTACGGGATTTTCTTTAGGTCCTGCATCATTTGTTATTTTTTCAGCAGATTTAATGACGGTTACCTCTTCTGCAGTAGATTCCTTAACCTCCACAGGCTTGCCCGGGGTAGCGTCCTTTGGTCCTAATGTAGATACATCATAATGTGGCGTTACTACTTCTTTAGGGGAAGCACTTGCTGCTGGTGTAGCCTTTTTAGTAGGCTCAGCTTCTGTAACAGATCCATTCATTAATTCGTTGTACTCGCTAATTTTTTTTGCTAAGTCTTTTGGGTTTTTGAATTCGATTGTAAATTGGTTCATGATATTACTCCTATTAAAATTTTCTTATGATATAATGTGATTAGGTTATTATTTACCTAGGGTTGTGCTTGTTCCAGCAAGTGCAGCCCTTTTTCTTTGCTTAGCTCTCATTCGTAAATGAGAGGAGTGGCAGTCTTTACATACAGTAACCACTTTGCTAATGGCTGTATTGTAAAGGCTATAGGTTATATTTGGGGTAAGCTTACACCCACAGTGATAACAACGTTTCACCATCGAATTAACGCCTCCCCGGTTACCCACCAATATGCAACGCCCCATACTAGCAACATAATCAACGTGCCAAAGATAAAGCCTTCAACTATGTCAGCAAGCTGAGGGGCCATCATATTCCTCCTCTCTAATCTGCGACGTCGATATTGTGTAATTCGGCAATGTCGCCATTTCAATGCTTCCGTTCTGTCCACCATTTGCATGATATTCTTCCCTCCATTCTTCAAATTCTTCTAATATTCCGGGCCGGCTAAAAAAATCAATCATATCTTCAACCAGCCACGGCCTTACATCCCAACTCATTCAAAATCACCACCTGCATTGATTGGTTTTACATCAATATTCGTAGCAGTAATAATGATTTGAACATCATTTTTGCCAAATGCTTTGAGCGTATCTCGGATATCACTCATTTGATCCAGCGTTCCAAGTGGTAAATCTCCAAGCATTGATAAAGCGTCTGACATATTCAAATATTTCTTTAAATTCGACATTTAGTACTCCTTACATACCCAATAATGACAATATGCTAGCTACCAATGCTGCAAATAGCGCAATGTTCATGCCTAAATCGATTAACGACATAATATTCACCTCCTTATAAATCAAGTTTGAATTTAATAGTGTATAGTCGATGCAAGTATTCTTGATTGCGTTCAAGAGTTTCTTGCTTTGACCTCTTTGTAGGATAGCTATAATCGTAAACACCTGCTTTAATATCTACGATTACCTTTTCTATCTTTGTGACGATTTTTTCAAATTCGCTTTTGGTATAAGCCCAGTGAGTAATAACAATCATCCCTGTACGTTTGTAATAATCCTTGATGCAATCCATCGGTGGAAAATCACAATGTTTATATTGCATTTCTTTCACGGGTTTAAAGTCCCAACCTGCTTTGTAATTCATATCACCCTCCTGAATATAGTTTCAATTAGTAAACTTTTAAGTTAAAAAAATATCTTGCATATTTAGTTTAGGATATTTTTCTTTAAACTTAGTAAATATAATTCCCATTTCCTTTTGACTGAATTTACGATGCCCATTTTCTTTTAAAGAATATGCTGCTCTAGAAATGGAAAGCATATTTGCAACCTCTTGCTGGCTGAAATTCAATTCTCGTCTAAATACAGCCAGCTTGTTATGTGACATTATCTCACCTCCTTTTTTGTTTTCATTTTGTAACATCTTATGAGCTCATTATAGTTTGCAATTAGTAACAAGTCAAATAAACTTTTTATAAAAGTTTTCAATGGGTAGTTTTATTTTTGTTTACAATTTGTTACAATCAACCTAAGGAGGTGTTCTAAATGAAAACATTAGGCCAACGTATCAAGCAATTAAGAAAACTTCAACATTTAACAGGCGATGAGCTTGGTGAAAAATTAAATGTAGGCCGTTCAGCAATCTCGCTTTGGGAAACCGATGCAAGGATGCCCTCTGCTGAGATGATTAAATTAATTGCCAGCGTTTTCAACGTTTCTATCGATTACCTCCTAACGGGCGAACACCCTACTGCGGATGACGGTTATTATTATGATCCGGAGGTGGCGGAATTAGCGGAGGAAATAAAAAATGACCCCGATTTGCGGTTATTATTAGACGCAAAACGGAGCCTATCAAAAAGCGAGATGGAAAGTATTATAAATATCACGAAGTCGTTATTACAAAGGGAGCGGGGGGACGATTACGAGTGATTATAGTTAAGCTAGTAAATTTACCGACTGGCTGCGGGGGATATGTTAGGAAAAACGAAGATGATACCTATACAGTAATACTAAATGCAAAATTATCGCATGCAGAAAATCAAAAAACATATTTGCATGAACTGAGCCATATTAATTTTGCAGATCATGATTCGCCGCATAAGGTCAATCATATAGAATCATTAAGACATCATCGTTAATAAAGGGGAAATATTTATGTATTGTTCAAATTGTGGTTCTAAACTAGATGATAATGTAAAATTTTGTTCTAATTGTGGGACACCTGTAACGGGTAATCCCCCACCTACTCCATTGCCGGATGTACAACCAGCAAATGAGATTCCATCTATGCCGGAGTATCCAAAAGAGGTTAATGGAGTAACATTCAATGCAGTACAGGTGGCACTAGATACTAGATTATTCGAAAAGTCAGGATTTACCGCCACAATAGAAACAGCTGACGAGATTAAGAAAATTACAGGGGCGGGCATGTTAAAGTCCTCAAATGCTGCCACCCAAATGTTTAATGATCCATCATTAAAAAGCATTGTTATGGCATATCAAAGCGGTCAGCCCCTATCTATAAATATAAACATTGATGACGGACAATTAAGGTGCCCGAAATGCCATTCAACACAAATCGAAATTGATAAACAGGGTTTTAGCGGAACCAAAGCATTAGTTGGCGGATTATTAACAAGTGGTATAGGATTGGTTGCCGGATTTCATGGTAAAAACAAACGAAAAGGCGTATGCTTAAAATGCGGGCACAAGTGGAGCATATAAAAGGGAGATTTATATGGACTTAAAGAAACCAGAAAATAAAGTTACTTTAGCCTGTAGAATTAGAATTCTATCCAGCAACGTCCTAGATTTTTTAAATAAAATATTGGACACAAATCAACATAAAGCTGCATTATTGTATTATTGGCTACGTAATTATTTAAGATATATAAAGCAAGAGGAAACATTTGACCCCAAATATTCCCCACAGCTTGAACCGGGACATATTGTAAAGGTAGATTTTGGCTTTGGTATAGGTAACGAGTTTGGAGGTCTTCATTACGCATTAGTACTCGCTCCAAGTAACTATAAAAGCGGAACAGTTACAGTTGTCCCATTACGTTCATTTAAACCTGAAAAAGAAACAATAAACACCCTACATAAAACAAATATATATCTAGGTAACGAACTCTATATTACATTAAATAATGTATTTGGACGATTAAATGCAGAATGTGCCAGAGATATTGAGGCTTTAAAAGCAGAAATAATAGAGGAGATGACATCCGATGACCTAGAAAAAAGTATGCAACGCTTAGAAAAGGCACAAAAAACTTTAGATCACTATACTGCAGTAAGTGAAGAAATTATAAGACTAAAAGAAGGCACTGTAGCAATAGTTTCACAGATCAGGGCTGTGAGCAAAATACGAATCCAAGACCCCAAAAATAAATATGATGCTCTATATAATATAAAGATTAGTCGTGAAACTACGGATCTAATTCGTGCGGCTATTAAGGAAATTTACAACATAAAATAAGAAAAATGCAATAATAGTTGCAAATTTGTAAAAAAAATAGTCAAATTTGTTGATTTTTTTTTACAAAACATCTATAATATAAGAACAAAGAGGTTTAGCCTCAAACTAAAATTATTATAAGCGGTTCAGCCGCAACTAGAGATAAGGTCTTGTTCTTATACGTTCAGGACCTTATCTCTTTTTATTTGCCATTAGGAGCGAACATATGAGCGAAACTACTCAGATAGGTGTTATTTATGCCCGATATTCCTCAGACAAACAACGGGATGAATCTATAGACGGCCAAATAAGAGAATGTATGGCCTATGCGGAACGCGAAGGAATTACAATAACAAATACATATATAGACCGTGCTTTGAGTGCTAAAACGGACGATAGGCCCGAATTTCGTCAAATGATCTTAGATAGTAATAAGCAAGCCTTTAATTATGTGTTGGTATATCAATTAGATAGATTCAGTCGAAACCGATATGATAGCGCTATATATAAAGCAAAGCTAAGAAAAAATGGTATACGAGTTATATCCGTTAAAGAAAATATTAAAGATGACCCTAGTGGTATTATCCTAGAGTCGGTATTAGAAGGCATGGCCGAATACTATTCAGCAGAATTGTCGCAAAAAGTAATGCGGGGAATGACTGACAATGTATTACAAGGTAAATGGGTAGGCACTGTTGTCCCCTATGGATACAAATTATCTAATAATAGGCAGCTAGAAATAAACGAACATGAAGCCAATGTTGTACGTAAATTATTTGATATGTATTTACAACGTCATACACTTAGCGAAATGGCGTCCTATATGAATGCAAATGGACATCTAACCCATAAAGGCAAGCCATTCAATACAAACAGCATTAAGGCCATTATTAGCAATGAAAAATATATAGGAGTCTATTCTTGGGGATCAGAACGCATAGAAAATGCTATTCCCCCTATTATAGATAAAAGTATATTTGAAAAAGCACAGCATAAACGAAATTTGCGTGCTAAAAAGAAAGGCAATCGAAGTGAGCTATATCAACTATGCGGAAAGCTAGAATGCGGACGATGCGGGGGCAATTATGTAGGCTCAACGGGTACATCTAAAACAGGTGCCCTGCACCATTATTACGTATGCAGCAATAGACGTCGCAAAAATGCCTGTCAGGCTCAAAATATTAGACGAGATGACCTTGATGATATTGTCATAAGCCAAACCCTTGCGATACTAAATAAAGCTAATGTGGTTAATAAAATAGCTAAATATGCTGCTAGCTCAGGTAAAAATCTTCAAAGCGAAACTGTTGCACAAATTGATATAATCAATGCCCATATTCGTGATTTGAAAAAATCATTAGACAATTATATGACAGCCATTGCAAATGGATTCATTTCTGATGTATTAAAACACAGAATTGAGGCTACCGAACAAGAATTAAAAGACCAGATTGAGATAAAAACGAACCTCGAAAATACCATTATCCCTGTAGAACTTACAGAAGATCATATCCGTTTCTTTTTGCTAAAAATGGCAAAAGAAAATCCTAGCACCCTACGTGGGCGTGCTAGGATTATAGAGGCTTTTGTTCATCATGTAACTATATATGAAGATCACATTGAAATTGTCTTTAATTATAAAAACGAACTTTCAGAGTTTCATGATAAAACTCTTGAAAGTTCGCTTTTAAATGATTTGGTGACCCAGAAGGGATTCGAACCCCTGGCCTTTTGATTCGTAGTCAAACGCTCTATCCAGCTGAGCTACTGAGTCATGTACAAGGTACTCACTTATATTAACATAATGATTGCGGCTACGCAAGCATTTTTTAATATTTTTTGAGTAATTTTATGGACATGCGGCCCGAAGACCGCCATCCAAATTTTGGCAGGGGCAGTAGGACTTGAACCCACAACCAACGGTTTTGGAGACCGCTACTCTACCAATTGAGCTATACCCCTANAGAGCCCTCTTTCAAGGGCTCTTTTGTCTACCTAACTTTTACCTTTATATATACGGGAGATGGTATATATAATTAGAGAGTTTTGTATATGTATTGTTTTGTTTATACACAGGGAGAGTATTGTTGTGTATTTAAGTGTTGTTTTATGTGTTGTATTGTTTTGTGTTGTTTGTATTATTTGTAAAAGGGACAGGTAAAAGTTATTAGTGGTAGACCTCCATTTCCTTAGTTGATCTCAATCAACTATAGCTAGTATATAGATAGTTCGTGAAAACATAGTGAAAGTGATATGAAATATAAT